CTCGGCACCGATGTCACCATACAGCGTATACCACCAGGGCTGATAGGTCTGCACCGGTGCTATGATCACGGGATTGTCTGCGGTCACAGTGGAGATCGTCACGTTAGAAACAGTGAGGTTGCCGAGGTTGCCCCCGCCTCCACCACCGGATGCGACCAGGGTCAAATCACCCGTATTATTACCCACGTAGAGCTGGGGCGGATCTGTGACTAGATTGACTACCAACTCGCCAGGACGTGCCGTGCCGTTGTAGCTGGCCAGTGTAACCTGCGGATCATCTTTCATGACCGCACGGCTGATACCAGTTATATCTGAATAGGGTGGGGGATTGTTTGCCATAGTCGAGTATTTATACTGCACCGCTGATCGCTAGCGGCTACCGCTGGCGGCGCGCACAATGATCACCGTGCCGGTGATACCAGCCACGAGCAATATCGCGATCACAGTGCGGGCAATGAATCTTCTCGCGCCGTTGACCGCGTATTTTTGCTGATCTGGCCTCAATGGCTTCTGCGCTCATCTTAGTAGGGTTGGCTGCTTTGGTTGCTCGTATCTTGGCTTTTTGCTCTTCGCTCATGGGCATACCTTTGTTATGAGCTTGTTGTTTGCCTTTCTTCGCCTCACTGATTTTGCGGCGGGTTTCCTCAGATACTGTTTTACCAAACCTGCCATTCCCAGAACCAGATTTCAGTTTTGACATGAGAGATTTGTATTCAGGTGTTTGATACACTGTTGATTTTTTTGGTTTGCCTTTCTGAGAAAGACTCAAATTCTGTTTATGCTCATCGCTTTTGGGCTTATCCTTATGGAATTCACTGATCTTACGGCGACTTTCTTCTGTGGGCACGATATAGCCAGCAACATTCTGATTGATCCAGCGATCATCTTCCAATACCCGGCATCTGCGTAGCACTCTGGTTTCCCATGCTATTGCTTGTTCTCGGGTCTCAAAAACTTGACGTATCTCTACATCAAAACTATCCTGTCCGGTTTCTTCAATCAGTTGTTGTACCTTTGGACTGCTAGTAAAGTAGTGGTGCCAGAGATCCTGTTCAGGTTCTACTTTGTTTGCGGTACGCATGCCATAGTAGACACGATTGGTTGGGCGATGTCGAATCAGATAGGTATAGGGTTTCATATTGTTATTTAGTTGCTCACTGCGATTTCACCCATCTAACATAACATTTCTAGATACAGTAGTCAACAAAAACCCCACCGAAGTGGGGTTTTGTTTGTTGCGTAGAACTGCGTAATCTCATGAAAAACTGAGATTAGAAACGGCAATTTCTCCGACATAGTCGCCAGCATTGCCAAACGAACTGGCCGTGTTTGTCAATTCTATGTAACCGTACCTCGTCATAAAGCTCACGACCGGTTCAAACGTGGTCGGGTCCAGCACCACGCCTGAGCTCATCAGTGGGATGTAAGGGCAATAGAATGCCGGTGCATCTGCCTCTGAGCTGCCTTTGTAGCCAACCAGCACAGGCTTGGTATCATCGGCGTAGCTATCCACAAACACGCGCATGCTACCGTTAAGGGTACCAACGAATTTGGTATTGGTAGGAGCCTCAAAGGTGCCTTCGGTGGTACGTGCGAAAGCCGAAGTAGTAGCTGATTGCAGCACGGTCAATGAAGCCGAGCTAACCACAGCGTAGTTACCAGCGCCGCGACGTGTGCGTTGGGCGATCAAGTTAGCCACGCGATTGATCAGCACTGCCAAAGCAGCGTGTTCGTCACCCACGAACGTCGCAGTACCGCTAACGGTAGCTTGGTTGTAAGTGAATTCGGTGCTGGCCAGGCTGCGCAAGCTCAACAGGATCTCTTGGTCGATTTCAGCCGTGATTTCCTGGGCCAGTGCTGCCATGATTTCAGCCTCAACGTCGATGCCGTGCATGGCCTGTGCATCTTGAGCCGATTCAAACGTCCAACGAGCCTGGAGTTTGCGGGTTTTGGCTTCAACCGCTTGCTTCAGGATTTGTACGCTGATTTGCTTACCGCCGGTACCTTCCATGGTAGCTGTGTTGCCACCGGTGTAGTTGGTGGTAGCATCAACATCTTTGGGTACAGTTGAGTAAGCCGTAGCGATGGTGAACGGGCTCAGTGCTTCTTGACCCGCGGTCACGCTGGTAGCAGCGGCCGAAGTATCGTTCAAGCTCTGTGCATAGCGCACACGCAGCGTGTGGATCTGGCCCACGGGACCGGTCATGGGCTGAACACCAACCAGCTCATTAGCGATAACAGTAGGCATCACACGTCGGATCACCGGCAGAATCACGCGATTCAGCGTAGCGATATTGCCCGCAGTGGTCGAGCCACCTGAGGCGTTTTCTTTCAAGTACTTACGGGTGTTCTCGAGGATCACCTTCATGCTATTGCGCCGAGTTCCTTGTAGACCTTCCAACAGGGCCTCACGGGTTTCGTCCCAGCGGCTTTCAAGTAGTTGCTCTGACATTTCTGTCTCTCCTTTTTAGTATTACAGCCCTGCCAGACGCTTGAGTTCGATCACGTTGTTCTGTGTGTCTTGCTCAGGTTGGACCGGCATAGTTTGTTTATCACCAGTAACTGCTGTAACCGATTCGGCCACGACTTTGCGAGTCGTGTTCTTACGGTCTTCCAGCACTGCCGGTAGATACTTTTCGAACGCGCTCTTGAGACGAGCAGTCTGCACGCTCTCGAGCAAACCACGCATGACTTCCGCCTTGTCCTGGTTCAGGGGATTCAGCAGCTCAGTCATGATCTGGGTGCGTTCGTTGTTTTCCCGGATCATGCGTAGTTCACGATTTTTGTTCTCAACCAGCACACGAGCGCGCTCGCTGAGTTCAATTGCTTCGGCCAACTTGGAGTCTTTGTCCGACACCAGTTGTTGCAGGCGGCGCACCTCGGCCTTTTCGTTGAGGTGAGTGGCACCAAATTCCGCAGCGTAGGCTTCGAAAATGCGACGACCAAAATTGTTCTCGCGAGCCATTTTGATGTCTTCCTGCAGTTGTGTGAGTTCCGTCCGTAGATGCCGGCTAACAGCTTGGCTCATCTTGGCAGCCGATTCTTTGACGAAACGGGCCTTGAGTGATTCCAGTTTGCCACGTGCTTCGCGGACCAGGCGGACCTTGGTTTCCACCACGTCGCGCTTGTCCTGTGCAAACTCTTGGATCTCACGTGCCAGAGCGCCCACGATGAAGTTTTCTAGTTTGACCAGACCTTCATTGTGAGTGCGGCGATCCCGGCGCAGCTCGCTGATTTCTTCGGCGAGCTTGGTGACCATGAATTGATTGAATCGTGTGGCTGATTCTTTCATCCGGGTCTGGAAGCGCACTCGATCTTCGCTCAAGCGGTTTTTTTCTTCCACCTGGGCTTGGATCTCGGCTGTGAGTCCATCTGTTACCATACGATCTAGGGCTTCAACCATCACAGTTTTGTCATGCTCATAGCGTTGTGCAAATTCCTCGCGGAGTTCTGCACGGACCTGTTCACGAGCTTCGTTAAGCTTGGCTTCCCAAGCCTCAGAAAGCTCTTTGCGAGTTTCCTCGGTGATCAAGTTGCTGTCAAGCAATGGTTTCAGTTGCTCAAACATGCTTGGTTCTCCTTAGATTTTGAGATCCCGGATGAGGCGTTTGACTTCCTCGGCCAAGTATCTCTGTACCTTGTCACCCTCACCAGCTTCACGGGCCATCTCAAGTATGCGATGTCCATTACGCATGTTCAGCAGACCTTCGTATATCGCTTGTGGATATGCGTTGGGTGCCGATGGTTGGGCGACTACATCAATAGTGACGATTTCAAAGTCACTAACATGTCCTGTGCGGTCATCAACATTGCCGCTACCGCGGCTGCTGACGCCTAGTTTTACTCCGCTTTGTAGCAGTGTCTTGACCAACTCACCCATGGGGGTGGGCAGGATGCGCAATTTACCGCATCCGGCATGGCCATCCATCCACATGTTTTCCACCGAATGGCACACGCGGTCCAGGTTGATCTTGAGATCATCGGGGTGATCTACTTCACCCAGGACCGAATTGCCGTTGCGGATCTGTTCGTTGATGGTTTCCACTGCTTTGGTTATCTCATGTCGTGGGTAGATGCGTTCGTTGGCGTTGCGTTTGTCGCCTTCGATGCAGATGCCCTTGAGATAAAGGTTTTTCTTGCCCGAACCAGCTGCATCGTCCTCGGTTATGACTTCGATGCGAGCCTGGTTATAGGTAAGATTTTCCCTGAGATAGCGAGGAGTCATTGATCAATTAACCCCGGCGACCACCTGGCAGCGGGCTCTTGGTATTGACACCTGTGGCCTGGGCCAAGTGCGGCTTGGTAGCAGGTTTCTGAGCCTTCATGTCTTTGCCCGGTTGGTTTTGCACGTCCGAGATCAGGTCTTTGGTGGTGTTTTTGTAGGCCGATGTGTCATGTTTGCCTTCGGGGCTGTCACCGGTAACATGCACGGGTTTGCCCGCCATGCCAGTTTTGCCACTGTTGAAAGCCACAGGACCTGACTTGCCATCACCTTCTTCGCTGGTGGTAACTCGGGGCTTTACCTGCTTGAGGCTGATGGCTTCGGCCATGGGTTCCATTTCTGCGGTGTCGTCGGTAGCGATAGCATCACCACCGATGTCTGCGGGCATGTCATCGCCATTGCCCATGTCATCGTGCTCGGCTTCTTCGTGGCCCATGAGGTCTTCAAATTCAGCCATGAGTTCATCCAGCTTGTCTTCGAGATTCATGATGTCGTCTTTGGTGGCCGGGGCTGCATCGCCGCCCATGTCATCAGCAACGTCGCCATCTTCAAAATCTTCTTCGCCTTCGAGATCTTCTTCGCCTTCGAGATCTTCTTCGCCTTCCATGTTCATGTCGCTTTCTTCGTCGGTCTCGACTTCACCAATCAGACCTTCAGCAGCATTACCGCCCATGGCGCTTTCATCCATGTCTTGTTCGGCAGCTTCGTCAAGATCTTCTTCTTTGGCTTCGTCGAGATCTTCTTCTTTGGCTTCGTCGAGATCTTCTTCTTTGGCTTCGTCGAGGTCTTCCTCGGCTTCTTCGGCCATGAGATTTTCATAGATCTCGCGGCTCTTTTCTACCACGATGTCGTGGAAAAGCTCGCGGGCTTTGGTTTCTTCATCATTGATCACATACTCAATCAATTGTTCAAAACGGTTCATAAGGATACTCCTTGTAAGGTAAAGTGTAGCTTTATTTACAGGGATACCTAAAAACCGGGTGTTTTAGGGGCCAAAACGTTGATTTTAGAGACCGGGGGCAGCGGGTGCCGGGGCATATTGCTTGCGAACTTTTTCCAGATCGCTCTTGTATTCCACGGTACGCACATCGTTCATGCGACGTAATTTGTTGAGTTGTCTGAGAGTCAAGCGGGTTTTTCGCAGATCTTTGGCCGTGATCTGGCTGTTGTCTTGACCGAGATCTTGATAGGCCTGGGGCACTGTGTCCCAAAATTCACGCAATATCATGTTGGTATTTATACTGCTGGTGGAGGTGTTGCCGATCCCGGTAGCACTCCGCCCGGGGCTCCAGCAGCAGGTGGGGCACCAGGTGCTCCCGGTGCTCCAGGTTCACCCAGTCCGGCCATGTCTTGGCCCATCGCGATATCACTTTCCATGCCACCAGGGGTGATGCCAACACTGCGCAGATCCTGTCCTGACGTGGGCGCTGACTCGGGTTCCTGGCGTTCTTCATGCCAGAGTTTGGAGTTTTCTTCCATTTCATCCTCACTTAGGCCCAGATAACGCTGCATCATGAAACGTTTGCTGAGATAAGGCAGTTGTTCTAGCTGCATAAACGATGTGATACGCGCAGTGTCCAACTCGGTCTGGCGATAGCTGGCAAAGTTCTGTGGTGCACAGAATCGCAGATTGAACAGGCTGGAATCAATGTTGAATCCGCGCCACTTCAGGAACATCTTGAATTCATCATCCAGCTTCTGCACGATGTGACCCTGCAGACGCTCGCAGTATTGGTTGAAACGGTATTCCTGGATCAGTGCTGTGCCCACTTTGCCGTCATTGAGCACCCGATCCGAGTCATCGGGACCGGTGGGAAGATAGCTGCTGGGCACTCGCAGACCCCGGGCCATTTTGTTGTTGAAGTACTTGAGGTCGTCGATCTCGCCCAGATTCTGACCACCTTGCAGTGTGTCAACCGAGCTGCCACGCCCTTCGGCTGTGACCGGGAAAAAGTAATCTTCGTTGATGCTCAGGGGATTGTAGCTGGCATCCATCATGTTGGCACCACCACCTGTGACCGTGGGGATACGACGCTGATGCATCTCGTTTTTCACACGTTCCACGAACTGCATGGCCAGGTGTGATGGCATGTTGCCCACGTCGATCTTGAAGATCCTGCGTTCCGGAGCACGGGCCACACGATAGATCAGCACTGAATCTTCCAGGAGTTCTTTTTGCTTGAATACTTTGTAGATCTGTTCCAGCACCGAACGACCAAACGGCCAGAACACATCCAGTCCTTCGTTGAGACTGAGATGTACCACGTGCTTGGCATCAACACAGGTCTCGTTCATGGCTGTCATGAAACGGCTGTTGCCCACACCGCCACCCACACCGCCATTGGGCATGGTGTAGTTGGCCGAACCAGATATGGTACCGGTCACAGGGTTGGTCATGTAGTCCGTGGTGGTCTTTTGTGCTATACTGAGACTCTGGAAGTTGGGGTTGATGTCACGCACCACGTACTGTTCTGGACGCTTGCCTTCA